CTTCTCCTGCATCTATTTAACCACCGACTAAAATGGCGAACCACTTAGGCCGCGAAGGCACCGTCAAAATCTCGTCGACCACCATCGGCGAGCTCCGCAACTACTCCTTGGCTCACTCCTCCGACGTCGTCGAGGATTCGGTCATCGGCGACACCTACCGCACGCGGAAGGCCACGCTGAAGACCTGGAGCGTCAACGGCGACCTCTACTGGGACGAGACCGATGCCGGCCAGATCGCGCTGACCATCGGCTCGACCGTGACCGTCAACCTCTATCCCGAGGGCATCGCGTCGACGTCCACCTACTACACCGGAGGCGGCATCGTGACGAAGTTCGACATCAGCGCCGCGTTCGACGGAATGGTCGAGGGCTCGATCAGCATCGAGGGCAACGGCGCGCTGTCCACTTTGACGGTTTGAGGTGAAGGATGGATGCTATTGACCTAGTTCGCGAACACTTCGCCTCGCTCGGCACCAAGAAGATTGAGGTGCCCGAGTGGAAGCTGACGATCCACGCCACTCCCGTCACGCTGGCCGAGAAGGCGCGCCTCTACAAGAAGAGCCGCGAGAGTGATATGGAGCTTCTCGTCGACATCCTGTTGATGAAGGCGACGAGCGAGGACGGGAAGAAGCTCTTCACCATCGAGGACAAGGCGGTGCTGCTCAATCGTGCGGACTCCAACGTCCTCGCGCGAGTGGCGAACGCTATCCTAGCCGACGATGCGCCGAAGGCTGAAGAGCTAAAAAACTAGCCGGCGGCGAGGCTGGTGCCGACCTCCTCGCCGTCTATGCGCTCGCGGATCGTCTCGGCAAGTTCGCTCACGAAGTCCTCCAGATGCCAGCTCACGAGATGAACGGCTGGATCGCCTACCTAAACCACCAGCAGCGAACCCAACACCGCAATGGCTAGCGCAACCTTTACCCTACGGGCCGTCGACGCGACGCGGGCTGCGTTCGCCTCGGTGCAAAATTCGCTGACTCGGCTGGAGAACCAGACGAAGGGCATCGCGAAGATCACGAAGCTCGCCTTTGGCGGCGAGGCGGTGCTCGGCACGCTGAATATGATGAAGCAGCGACTCGATAAAGTCGCTATGGCGGGAGACGAGATGGGCTTCAGCGATGAGCAAATAGCGAGCGCCATCAGGATGGAGCGGGCGGTCGAGGGTACGCTGAATTTCCTGACGCAGATACCTATCGCTCTTGGTCAGGTTGGCATCAACATCGCAAACGCGCTTGGCCCGCAGAACCTCAAGTCAGTTGAGGACACGATTCGCGACTTCAAGCTGGAGAAGTCCAAGAAGGACATCGAAGCCACGATTCAATCTATTGGTAAGCTTCAGCTGCAATTTGAGCAGCTATCCTTGACCGAGGGTCAGGCGCTTGATCTTCGTCGGCAGCAGGCGCTTTCGTTGCTTGATGAGGCCGCGCAGATGATGAGCGCAAAGCCGGTCGAAGCGCTGCAAAAGCAGGCCGAGGCCATCACGTTGCTCAATGAATCGAAGCGCGGATCGCTTGCGTTGGATAAGGAAATCGCCGATGCCCAGCGTGAACTTGCAAAGGTACTTCCCGCAGCGAATGTCGTTGGTCTTTCTCAACAGGAATTAATCGACGGGCTGAGTGAGCGCTACAGGCGCCTCGTGATTGATATCACCGATCTGAATGTTGAGCTCGCTACTTTCCGCGAAATCGGAAGGCCAATAGGAGAAGTGCAAGAGAAGTTGCTTGCCAAGATAAAGGATCAGGCCGTCGTCTCCGCGCAGCTAAACAAGCTCCTTGAGGAACAAGGGAAGATTGCGCTGGAGGCCGGCCAGATCACGGCAGGCGCCTTCGAGAACGCGATCCTCTCTGGCGAGAAGCTGCGCGACACGATCAAGGCGCTCGCTCGCGACCTCCTCACGCTGCTCTTCCGGCAGCAGATCACCGAACCGCTCGCCAAGGGCATCGGATCCTTCTTCAAGACGCTTCCCTTTTTCGCCAACGGCGGACCGATCACCGGAGGCCAGCCGGCAATCGTCGGAGAGCGCGGGCCGGAGCTCTTCGTCCCTGGCACCTCGGGCCGCATCATTTCTAACTCCGCAATGAAGTCCAACGGAGGCACGCCGGTGGCCGCGGGCGTCACGGTCAATTATCACATCGCCGCCGGCGTCACTCGCGCCGAGCTCGTTCCGATCCTCGAGACGGAACGCAAACGCCTCAAGGCCGAGATTCCAGATATGGTGCGCCGCGGTGGCGCTTATCGCGCAGCGTTCGCCTAAGCTATGGCAATTTCCTACCCACTCACGCCGCCGTCGCCGTTCCGCATCTCGAAGCTGACGCTCTCGGGGATGAGCGCGACCTCGCGCAACGTCTCGCCGTTCACGTTCCAGACGCAGCAATACAACTGGCCGGGGCAGGCGTGGATGGGCTCTGTCGAGTGCCCACCGATGACGCGCGCCGCGGCCGAGGAGGTGATCGGCTTCCTGCTGGCAGCGCAGCGCGGCACGTTCTACTTCCAGGACTACGCCAACACCTCAGCGCGGGGCAACGTGACCGGCACGCTGACCGTCAGCAGCGCGACCGCTAACACGTCGACGCTTGGCATCTCGGGCGCGACTGGTACCTTCGCTGTGGGAGACTGGCTCCAGATCTCGACGTCGCTCTACAAAGTCGTCCAGGTCAATTCCTCGAGCAGCGTCGATCTATTCCCGGTCCTGCGCTCAAGCTACACCGGAGGCACCGCGATCACCTACTCGAACGCCAAGGGAGTCTTCCGGCTGGCCGAGTCTCGCACCGAGTGGTCGATTGAGTTAGCTAGCATCTACGGCATCAGCTTTTCCATCGCGGAGGACGTCGCACAATGAGCATCACAACCGCAGGCCGCACGCTCTCGGCCGCTATGGTGACCGAGGTCACGACGGTGCAGCTGGCGCCGGTGATCCTCGTCTCGCTTAGTTTCCCTTCCGCTTACACGCGCCTCTGGACCGGCTACGGGACGCTGACTTACGCCGGCGTTCCCTACCTCGGAATCGGCACCTTCGGAAGCATCTCGCCGATTGAGGAGACAACCGACCTCGCGGCCCGCGGCATCTCGATGCGGCTCTCGGGCGTGCCCACCGCGAACATCGCGCTTGCTCTGACCGAGGACTACCAAGGCCGAGATTGCACCGTGCTCTTCGGTGCGCTGTCACCGACCGCCGGCACGCTGATCTCGTCGCCGGTGACGGTGTTCCAGGGGCGGATGGACGTGATGCAGATCTCGGACGACGGCCAGTCCGCGGACATCACGATGACGGCCGAGAACCGGCTCGTCGATTTCAAGCGCCCACGCGAGGTGCGCTACACGCACGAAGAACAGACGGCGCTTTTCCCCGGCGACCTCGGGCTGGAGTTTGTGACCGCGATTCAGGAGAAGGCCATTTACTGGGGCAACCCGAACCAGACGCAGCAAACGAACTGGAACGGAGGCGACAAGACCGGGCCGACCGAATACGAATGAAAGCCGCCGACATTCCCGCGGAGCTTGTGCGCTTCATCGAGGAGCGGCGCAGCCAGCCGTTCGCGTGGGGCGCGAATGACTGCTGCCTGTTCGCTGCGGACTGGGTCACGCGGGCAACCGGCCGAGATCCCGCGGCGCACTACCGCGGCACGTACTCAACCGGCATCGGAGCGCAGCGCATCATCGACAAGGCCGGAGGGATTCTGGAACTGGCGCGCGAGCTTGGGCTCGAGCCGACACAGATCGGCCTGGCTCGCCGCGGTGACGTGATAGCCCGCGACGTGGGCAATGGCATCGGGCTGGGCGTCTGCGTGGGCAACGCTGCCGCCTTCGTGGGCCGCGATGGGCTGGAGTTCCTCGACCTCAACGGCGCCGCCTGCTGGCGCCTCTAACTATGCCGCAAGTAGCCGTCGTCGTCTGGATTGCTTTGATGGATGTGGGGCTTAGTGTTGCCGCGGCGAACGCGGTGATGTTCGTGCTCAAGTTCATCGCGACGACCGCTGCCTCGATGGCGGCCTCGAAGCTGCTCGCACCGAAGGCTCCGAGCTACTCCGACCCGTCGCTCACCGACCGCTCGCAGATGATTCGCTCGCCGATCGCGGCGCGGCAGATCGTTTACGGCCAGACCAAGACCTCCGGCGTCATCGTCTACATCTCGACGACGGGAACAAAGAACGAGTACCTGCACCTCGTCGTCGCGATGGCCGGTCACGAGGTCGAGGAGATCGGCGACGTCTACTTCAACGATGAGCTCGCGCTGACGGGCGCTGGCAGCGCCGCCCAGGGCCGCTTCACGGGCTACGCTGAGATTTACAAGAAGCTTGGCAGCGATACGCAGACGGTTGAAACCAACCTTGAGACGGCGACTTCCGGCCTGACCGATGGCAAGTGGACGAGCAATCATCGCCTGCGAGGCATCGCGTACATCTACGTTCGCCTCGTCTGGAATCAGGAAGTGTGGACCGGCGGCATCCCGAACATTGCCGCGGTGGTCAAGGGCAAGAAGGTCTACGATCCGCGGACGACGACGACGGCTTACTCGGCGAACCCTGCGCTCTGCCTTCGGGACTACTTGAGCAGTTCGCTCGGGATGGCGATGGACTCGGCCGAGATCGACGATACGGCAATCAACGCCGCGGCGAACATCTGCGACGAGCAAGTCGAGATCAAGCCGGTCACCTCGCCGGCCACCTACGAGAACCGA